GTCGATGGGAGGGGGCGAATCGCTTGACGGATAGTCAGGTACTACTGTTTTGCCCAAAAAATCCTTTGGGTCCTTAGCCCAGTCCAAGAAATTCTGGGTGGATTCGGGCTTGTTGTGCACGACATCGAGGTCAATGACCCCCTTCTGGTCCACCTTTACCCCCTGACCCCTAGCCTTGAGCAGTTTGTCTAGGGCATCATGCGATATGCTGAAACGATGCTCAACCACCGCTTGGGGCTGGTCTTGCAGGGCGTTAATCTTGTCGATGCTGATACCCATGGCGATTGGGATTTGGCTGACATGGAGGGAGTCCAACTCGTCTACCAATTTTTGGGACGCCCTCTGGACGAAGGCCTTGAGGTTGCGGACAGTCGTGGCCTTGAACTCATCCTGCAGTCCCGTGACCTCTGGCATGTCCCGCTTGATGGCCATGACATTGTTCGGCGACATCTTGGCCAACTTGGCCGCTTCGAGGATGGGGGTGCCAGACCTCAGCAGTTCCTCGACCTGTGCACGACGCTCTTTCGAGACACGCTTAGCCGAGTGGTTGGAGGAGGGGTTGGTATCAAGTCTCTCGTTGTCCATTGTTGACAACCTGTGGATACTGGTGACAACTGTCAATCCATGGCCGAGGACGTCCCCAACTATTTTGAACGTAAGTTCATGGTGGACATCGTCCCCATCAAGACCACCCACCAGTCCGACCTCAGGATTCTGAAGACCAAGGACAACCGCATGTTCGTCGGCAAGACGACGAAGTCGGCCATCAAGGCGTGGATGAAGGAATTCGAACTGAAGGCCAAGAGGCATGCTCCTGACAAGCCCTACACGGGACCGCTGGAGTTGACTCTGTATTTCGGGTTTCCGAACACATTGGCCGACAAAGGTAAGACTGTCCATATGGCCACTAGGCCCGACTTCGACAATTTGGCGAAGGCCGTCTGTGACTCGCTGACTAACTGCGGATTCTGGTATGACGACTGTCAGGTCGTTTTTGGCAAGGTTATGAAGTTTCGCACCGACAAGCCGTTTATGGGCGTTTGGGTGAAACGGGCCGAACACATTGATTCCGTGCTAATGGGGGCGATTATCGACCATCTGAGCAAATGAGTGATTTCGTCCAGTGGAAGGAATCTGACGTGATTTCACGTTTTGGGGTCCCCAAGGACGAATTGGTCGCTTTTCGTAAATCGCTCAATGAGGGCGAACACTGGGAGAGGATGCCTTTCGGCAAGAGGCCGCTAAGGACCTGTCCCATCGTCTACACCGAATCTGGCTGGGACGCCGTCGTCCAGCGGTTCGGGCTCGTAGAGGTCCATGCCACCAAGGAAGAGGTCAAGGTCATGAAGCCTGCCGAAGCCGACCCAGAGGTGCTCGAAGCCGCCGACGTGTTGCGGTGCGATTACCCGAATCGCCGCATCATGCTGGTCAAGACAGAGAGCGGAAAGTCGGTCTTCTGCAACGTTTTCGACTCAAGGCCGTTCAAACCGAAGATGCCCATAGTCGTTAAGTATCGTGCTAACCGCTGGTATTGCGAGCATCGGCCAACTTCCATACTACGTCTCAACACTTTGCTTAAGAGAAATTCTCAACCACAATGAAGAAGAACACCAAGAAGAAAGGTGGCAAGCGGTGCTAATCGCCGCCGCCAAATAAAAAGCCATGGGCATGATGAAGATGATTGGCAACGTCGGACGCAAGTTCCGCACTGCCTACATGAAGTCCAGCCGTCCTAAGACGGGATGGGCCAAACCGATTTCGGACGACCTTCGCTCTGCGAATCAGGCGATGAGGCAACGAGACCTTATTCGAAGCCAAGGCGTCGCTAATTTTGACGAAGCGACGAACCTGTCAGACGTCAAGACTGGCACCGCTATGAAAAAACACTTCATTGAAGCGGAGCAAGCGAGGTCGGCCAAAGTGGCCAAGCGTGTTAAGGCTTATGACGCTGGTTATCCCAAGCCCCGCTCTTCTAGCGGTGGCAGGTCCAAGCCGCCCCGTGTTACCTTCAAGGGACAGGACATGCAGGAGCGTAACTTCAAGAAGTCGTTCAAGCCAGTCGGTGGCTACAAGTACGGCACCATCGTCTCGAAGGAGGCTTTCCGAACTAACAAGAACAAAGCCTTCAGCGACTCCTATGGAGAAAAAGGCTTCAAGAATTACAAGACCCGTAACTACCAGCCGTAATTTCCAACATGCGTAAAATCGCCATCACTGGCCTGAAGAAGGCCGCTCAATCCGTAGGCAACTACCTCGGACGCAAATCCCTCCGCCCCATCGCCCGAGCCAATCGGATGGCAGACAAGGCCACCGCCGCCCTCGTGCGTGGTGCCCAGAAAGTGGGAGGTGCAATCAGCAAGGCTGAACGTAGCGTCTCTGGCTCTTACGGCGAAGCCGTCCGCAATGCCTCCGCCGCCGTCATCAAGAAAACCCGCCACGCTCGCCCGATGCCCCGTGAGACCATGGGCCAGATTGCCCGACGCAAGGGCTGGGTGAACAAGAAGTACACTCCTTCCGAGAGGCCTTCCGACATGATGCGTAGGGAGGGTAAACGCAACAACATCAACTTCCGTGACGAAAGCGTCCGCCCGAATCGTGGTGATTACATGTCCAACAGCAGGCCTCCCCGTAGTGCCAACATGAGGGAAATCTACAACAAGCCTCAGGAAATGGAAGGATACAAGGTCAAGCAACCTGCCTTTGACTACAGCAAACTGTCCTATGACGAAATCAAGCCGATGGGCCGTGGCCCACGCTACTCCGACAAGCAGGTCCGTGCGGGCCGTCGTGTCCTCGGCGGAGCCGCCGCCGTCGGCGGTGCCATCGAAGGCTACAACTACTACCAGCGTCAAAAGAAAGAATCCCGATGATTACTCTTATTGCTTCTGCCATCTGCTTCCTAGGTGGCGTCTATGTCGGTGTCCGCTATTCCGAACGCCTCAAGGCAATCTGGGTCAGCATCGTAGGCTAAATGGCCGACGACAAGGATAAGTACGTGAAGGGCAGGGGCAACCCACGCCTCGACGTCACACGTCCTGACTCCTTGTCGTTCACGCCGTGGAGCAAGCACCTCGGCCCAGAGTGGGATAAGGGTCCTAGCAAGTACGACGCTGGCGGTAGCGACAAGTCCTTCGCCACGGACCCTAACCTGCTCAAACTCAATACCAAGGAAGCGGACGCCTTGCTCAAGGGCACTGTGTTCGCTAGGGATAGTTCTGGGCTTCTCGCTGACAAGGATACCATCAGCGGCCGCAACAAGGACATCGCCGCAAGGGGTACCTCTGCGTTCGTAAGGGGTAAGAACGGACTACTGACCCTCAGGGACCCTAACGCACCCATCCCTAGTCCCAGTCAGCCAGTTCCCAAGACTGAGCCCCCAGCCACCAAGAAAGACCTTTCTGGTGGAGGTGCGAAGTCTGGAACTAAGCGGACAAAAAAAATTTCGTCCTACGGACGAGGCGACCCTACCTTTAAGCAGTTTAGCCCGCAGGTGTTCAGGCAGGGGTTTTACAAGGCGGCGGTGGCGTCGGCCAAGCATTTTATCCCTCAGTTCGGGCTGTTCGGTACTGGGTTCCATGGTGGTGCCATCAGGATTCAGCCGATGTCTTGGAAGGGTGCGTTCCCAATCGTGTCGGTACAGCAGTTCGATGCCGCATCGGCCGCTTCCACCTACGACGCCAAGGAGGAGGAGGATGATGAATGAGCACGGACCTAGTGACAGTGGCTGGGATGCAGTTGAGCAAGCATCCTATCATCCACTTACCGACTGAGGACGAGATAGTCGAACTAGCCAAGACGCTAGGCTCGGAGGGTGCCGTCGAGGTGCTCAAGCGTCGTGAAGAGAAGATTAAGGCCGAACAGGGCGACCCCTACAGGCACGGATACGAGCCCGACAGTTGGGCTGAGGCCGACAAGTTGCTGATGTCGGGCAACGAACTGCTCATCATGGGCGGAAATCGTGCTGGTAAGACCGAGTACGCCGCCAAGAGGGTCATGCAACTGCTGTGCACTAGGCCGAACTCCAGAATTTGGTGCTTACACACCACTTCCCAGACCTCCATTCAGATGCAACAGGCCGTCATCTGGAAATACATGCCCCCCGAGTTCAAGACAGCCAAGAAGACTAAGGTCACGAACATCCAATACTCCCAGAAGAACGGATTTACCGACGCTACGTTCGTTCTACCTAACCGCTCCCAGTGCTTCTTCATGAACTACGGGCAGGAGAAGAAGGTCATCGAAGGTGGCGAACCAGACCTTATCTGGTGCGACGAACTCGTGCCGCAGGACTGGATTGAGACCTTAAGGTACCGACTTGTCACCCGTTCGGGTAAGATGATTCTTACCTTCACGCCCATCACTGGCTTCACTCCCGTCGTCAAGGACTACGTCGCTGGGTGCCGCATTAAAAAGACCCTTTATGCGGACCTTCTGCCCGATACACAGAATGTCCCAAGCATCCCGAAGGGGCACATGCCCTACGTTGCAGAATGCAGCAAGGGTTCGGCCAATGTAATCTGGTTTCATTCAATCCTGAATAGATACTCCCCCTTCGAACAAATCAAGTTAGCACTGAGGGGCCGTGGGCCTTATGAAGTCAAAATCCGTGCATACGGCTGGGCTGAATCGCTTGCGGGCTCGCAATTCCCGAGGTTCGGAGAGCCAAACATCATCCCAGCGGACCAAATCCCAGAGGAGGGCACGAATTACATGGCTGTTGACCCTGCTGGAGCACGAAACTGGTTCATGGTGTGGCTTCGAATAGACGAGTACGGCAACAAGTTCGTCTACAGGGAGTGGCCTGACATTAGCATGGGTGAGTGGGCCCTGCCGTCCGAGAAAGCCGACGGCCGTGCTGGACCCGCACAGAAGCAGGGTGCTGGCATGGGGCTTACTGAAATCAAGGAGCACATCCTTAACCTAGAGAACGGAGAAGAAATCTCCGAACGCTACATTGACCCTAGGGCCGCTGGCTCCCCCGTCATCAACAAAGAGGGGGGTACGACGCTACTCCAGTTGCTGGACGAAGAGCCGTTGCCCATGTACTTCACCGCATCCGCTGGCCTCAGGCTTGAGGAGGGCGTCAGCATCATCAACGACTGGTTCTCCTATGACCAGAATCAGCCCATTTCTGCGGTCAACCAGCCGAAACTTTACATCTCCGAGGACTGCAAGAACCTCATGTGGTGCCTGCGTGAATGGACAGGCATAGACGGCGAGAAGGGCTCTAGCAAGGACCCTATCGACGCCCTGAGGTACATAGCCGTCATGCAACCCGACTACGGCGGTGCCGATTCTTATCGTGCATTCGGAGGAGGCTCTTACTGAAATGAACAACAAGATTCCACCCCTTCTTAGATTGGCCGAGGCCGCAAGGCACTACGGACTGTCCAAGACCACCCTCATCCGCCTGCGTAGGCAAAAAGCCCTCCGTGTGTTCAGCACCCAAGGAAAGCAACACATGTTCTACAGGGACGACATCGAAAACTTTCTTAAGAACAACTCCACCCCGCCCGTAAATGAAAAACAAGTTTAACAAGGTCGGTAGCGACCCGCTCGCCTACCACGAACGCAAGCCAGACATCAAGACGCTCCTAGAGGAGTACGAGAGGTCTGCCTACCACGGCACCATGGTGTCCAAGATGTCGTGGGCGGACGACGTCCGCTACGCCCGCTGGGCTGGCCAGACCGACGACGGCAAGAAGCATTCGTGGGCCCGCCCCGACGGAGACCCTGCCTTCCCCTTCGAGGGTGCCTCTGACGTCCGTGTCAGGCTGGTTGACAGGCTTATCCGTGACCAGAAGGCCATGCTGATGACCTCTTACAACGCCTCGACCCTCAAGGTCGGCGGCACCGAGGTCAATGACGCTATGGCCGCTTCGTCCGCCACCAACCTTATGCGTTGGCTCGTCGAGACCAAACTGAAGTCCGAGATGCAGAAGGAAGCCGAACTGGTCGCCGACTACATGCTCACCTACGGCTGGTGCTGTGCCCAAATTACGTGGGACAGGAAGATTGGCATCAGGCGTCAGACCATGACCATGGAAGAACTGATGGCCGTCCAACAGCAGGAGGAGGCCATGGGTCAGGGCGGAGTCACAGGCGAACTCATCGCCGCACTGCAGAACCCAGAGAAGGAAGAGTACGCCATGGAACTCTGCAAGCAGGTGCTCCCGCAGATGAAACAGAAGGACATCCGCAAGTTCATCGTCAAGATGCGTGAGGAAGGTCAGGGCGAACTTGAGGAGGTATACATCCAGAAGAACCTTCCGAAGGTCACGGCGTTGAAGCCGTTTGACGAAGTCTGCTTCCCTCCAGAGACGAGCGACCTGCAGGAGGCCCGTGTCATCTTCCGCAGGCAGTACATGACCGAAGTCGAACTCCGCTCCATGCAGAAGAACGCTGGATGGGACCCTGAGTTCATTGAAGCGGCCGTGAAGACCTCTGGCAACCACTTCTACTTCAACGACCCAAACCTCGTGCCTACCACCACGATGCTGAACTCTAACGTCCAGCGTGGCGACAACCTCATCGAGGTGGTCTGGGCTTACTACAGGCAGTTGGACGAGAGCGACATCGCCGCCATCTACTACACTGTCTTCTCGCCGCACGTCGGAAACGACCTGTACGCCATCCAAGACATGCTGAACTACGCCCATGGCGAGTATCCTTTCGTGTCCATTAGGTTCGAAATGACCCGACGTCAGGTGACCGAAAGCCGTGGCATTCCTGAAATCTCCAAGACGGAACAGGACGAAGTAAAGGCACAGCACGATGCGTTCCGTGACAGGACCGCACTCGAAATCATGCCGCCCGTAAAAGTGGTCAAGAGGGTTGGTGCCTTGAACAGGATTGCTCCGGGTCAAGTGCTTCCAGTTTCGACCAAGGATGACTACACTTGGATGGACCCTCCTCAGGGTAAAGCCGAGTACGCAATCAGCATCATCCAGCAGATTGAGACCAACCTTGGAAACTTCTACGGCTTCATCGTCGGAGAGACCATCGACCCGAACAAGGTACGCATGATGCAACAGTTGCAGGTGAACAACTGGCTCCAGTTCTGGACTCAAGCGTACAAGCAATTGTTCTCCCTGTGCCTGCAGTTCATGCCAGAGGAGGAGGTGACCCGCATCACGGGTG